AACCCTGTACTTGTAGGAGTAGTAGAAATTGACATGAATGGGAAGAAAAAATTCAAACCTATAACGTAAATTTCCACCCTTTTGAAAGGTTGAGTTTGATATATATTTTATTATTATATTATATATATCACAAATGTATTATGATGTTATTATTATTGGAAGTGGTATTTCAGGGTTGTATGCTGCGTACAACATAAAAAAAATGTCACCATCCACATCGTTCATTATTTTAGAAAAATACAAAAAAAACTGGATTGGTGGGCGAACAAGCAATGATACATTTTATGGAACAGAGATAGTAACTGGTGCAGGTGTGGGGAGAAAAAAAAAAGATAAACTATTAATGAATCTACTAGATGAACTCAAGCTTCCATACGAAGAATTTCATTTTAAACCATATTATTCTAATTTAATTGATAACATAGTAGACGTCAAAAAAGTAATCGAATATTTGAAAACTGAATACAACAAAACTACAGACCCTCCACGAGTTACATTCAAAGAGTTCGCCAAACCAATATTAGGAGCTAATTTATATAATGATTTTTTAGTGTCAGTTGGATACACTGATTACGAAAATGAAGATGCATTTGATGTTATACACAATTATGGAATGGAAGACAATGCATGTTGTTGGGAAGGATTGTACGTACATTGGAAACAATTGGTTACAACACTTTACGATAAAATTGGACATGATAAAATAAAAACGTCAATGCATGTAGTTAGTATTACAAAGGAAAAAACAAAAGAAAATAACTCTCGCTTTGTAGTAGAAACTGATAAAGAAATAACATTTGAATCTAACAAAGTCATAGTTGCTACAACGATTGATAGCATAAAACAGATTCTTCCAGGTGCTTCCAATAAAAATAGTCTTTATAATCACATCAAAGGTCAAACTTTTCTTAGACTATATGGTAAGTTTTCAAAGGAATCATCTGAAATAATGAAAACATACACAAAAGGATATACAATTGTTCCTGGTCCTTTACAAAAAATTACACCAATGGATGCAAACAATGGAGTATATATGATTGCATATTCTGACAATGCAAATGCTGTTTTTTTAAAAAAATATTTAGAAAATACGCCAGAAAATAAAGAACAATTGTGTCGTTTAATAGAAGAGGCTTTAGGAATTCAAAATAATAGTTTACACTTGATAGCAATCAAAAATTATTATTGGCCCATAGGAACGCATTACTACACTCCTTTGCCAAATAAATTTAAAAGTAGAGAAGAATTTATAGATAGTGCTCAACATCCTCAAGATGGTATTTTAGTCGTAGGAGAAGTTGTAGCTAAAAATCAAGGATGGACGCATGGTGCGTTTTCTAGCATAAAAGCAGTTTTAAATAAGAAATGGATAAACACAATATATTGAGCTAGTGATTGAATAAGTAATAACCATGATATCCAATGGAAGCAAACCCTAACATAAGTAATAGTTCAAAGTAAAATCTCTCGGTTTTTTCTCTCTTTAGTCCAATACAAAGTAATAGTGGCCCAATGATAAAAATGTGAATATAGTTTACCCACGGATTAATTCCTGCATTTAGTTTTTTGTAAACCTTAAAGCTGTGATATAAAATGATTACTACTCCTAATGTTATCAAACCAGTATACATAGACGAGGGTATTGTTGTTCTTTTAATTCCTACATATAAAAACAAACTGCCAACAATAAGTATGTGAAACAAATGAACCAAAAATGCTTTCATATATAAATAATTATATATTATTATGATAATATATTTTATCATAATAATATACAGATGTCTCTACCCCAATTTGAATACAACAATACTGAAGTTATAAAAAATCAATCCGGTGGGAAAATAGTACGTAAGGTTTTTATCAAACAAGGAAATGGTTATAAAAGTGTTGGTAGGTATCATAAAAGAAAACATACTGGAACGATTCGTAAAAAACTTAAACCCGCTGAAATACAAATGATAAAAGTAGGCAAATTTATACCTGGCTTATTTAATGATTGCAAAACCTGCTCTAACAAAAAAACAAAACCTAACCAAAACACATCAACTCGTCGCCAAAAATAAACCTTTCAATGTTGTAATTGCGTTTGGTAATGTTTTTTAAAGCCGCATCTGTTATGTATAAAATAAATGCACGATACAGCATCAATGTGTGGTAAATTGTTCGGAGAAGTGTATGGCGGAGAAAACAAGGTTGTTCTTGACATAGGAGGCAAAGACGTAAACGGTTCATTAAGAGGCGCTTTTGAGAGTTTAGGCATGAAATACATTTGTCTTGATATTGAAGAACATAGTTCTGTAGATATTGTAGTCAAGCCAGGTGCTAAATTGCCGTTCGATAATGGTTCTGTCGATTTAATCGTATCAACCTCTTGCTTTGAACACGACCCGTGTTTTTGGATAACATTCAAAGAGATGACAAGAATAATTAAATTCGATGGATATATCTACGTGAATGCGCCTACAGACGGCCCGTATCACTGCCATCCGGGGGATAACTGGCGTTTCTATTCTGACGCAGGACAGGCGCTATCTTACTGGAGTAGTTATCAATTCTCGAATGAACCTATATATCCCGTAAAAGTTGTTGAGACATTTCATATATCGCCTAAACGTGACATATGGCAGGATTTTGTTTGTGTATGGAAAAGAACAGACGAAGTACAGACGGATATTCTTGTTCCGGCAAGTCTTTCGCAAACCGTTGGAGTTTTACAGAAAGCATTAAATGACAATGAATATATTACAAAAGAAAAAAGGTATTTAAACCCGTCGGGACATTAATTTTTTGTAGTTTTTTAGTTTTGTATTTTTGTAGTTTTTTAGTTTTGTATTTTTATAGTTTTTCGCACATATTGAAACAATTCAATATGTATGTTTGTGTTGTTTGTGTTGTTTATTATTTATGTTTGTGTTATTTATGTTTGTGTTATTTATGTTTGTGTTGTTTATGTTTGTGTTATGTATGTTTGTTTTGTGTTTTAATCTTGATTTTTAACAGTCTGTTCGAAACGCTTGAACCAAGGATAGAATACCATGCTGTCTCCACACATCCTAGCAACGTTAATCGTAAGCATGTCAGGGGAGTCATCAATAGGAGTTCTGTAAAGAGATATACAGTAGTACGTTTGAATTACACCGTTGCTGTCATATGACTTTGCCTTCACCTTGGTATTGTCCTTTGAAACTGTGACCTCTGTGAATACACCAGCCTCCTGCAACAACAATGTTGTCAACCCAGAAATCACATGCTCTGGCTTCCAAATCATAATGTTGTTGTCGTTCAGTCCTAATCTATACGGCACCAGAATATTCGTGAACGGTTGCAAATTCTCTTCGTTCTTCTCGAAGATAGGTAAGTATTCCGTGTGCTCCCTCATCGTCGAAAAGAGCTCGCTCAGATAAGCATCTCCCTTTCTGATTCTCTTAGGAAAGCAAGGCGGAGGAAGCTCGGGGAGCTCGGTCTCAACCTTTGTCTCCGCATTAGATGTGTATTTTTCTGTTATGTATGTCTGGAAAAGTACCAGGGTTCCGGCTTCGTTTTTGAAACACAAGTGGTCAATCCACTTTGCATCATAATTAGGTATGGTCGTCATCTCATTTGAAACATAATAATACTCGTCTTCGCTTGCGACGTAACACGTCATTAGACCATTATCTTCGATTTTAGGGTCATCCAACTCTATGATATTACCTGTTTCTTCGTCTACAATCCCAACGGGATAACGTTTCTCCAAGTAGGCGAGCTCATCACGGAGTACACGTACATCAATAGTATCAATAGTAGTCGTCATTGTTCTGGTCGAGGTTTGTTGGTTTTCCAAAGTTTATTAGGTCGGTTAGTGCCTTATCTATCTTCTAACAAAAACAAATCATTTTTTTTATTGGAAAACTTATCCAAGATACTCTTTATATTGTTATTCAACATTTCTACCTTTTCATTCAACATTTCAATTTTGTATTCAAGTGCCTTGATGATGGAATCATCTTGACTTGCAATAGTAGTGGCTGGTGGGTCAATTTTTTTTAATTTGTTGAATAATGCGCCAACACCTTCAAATGGTTGCGGTTGTTCGTCGGACCACGTAATGTGTTTCTGCGGAGGGGGTAGCAAGTCAATTATATAATTTCTGTTATCATCGACATCTACATTATCTATCTTGATGTACTTTATAGAAGGTTGTTGTGGTGGCGACCGATACGGTTGAGGTTGTTGCTCTTGCCGTTGAGGTGGCAATTGCTGTTGAGGTGGCAATTGAAACTTTTCGTTTTTTATAGATGTTTCCCTCGGCTTTAACCAGTCGCCATTCGAGTCAGTGTACCCCTTGTTGATTTGGTCGGTATCATATTTTCGCTGTTCAGTCATAATTTTGATAGCTTGCTCCATTTCACCAAGAGGTTCGTCAATCTCATCATTGAACTTAGGAACCGGAGGCACAGGTTTGGTCATTGCATTTGCAAAGTCTCGCTGGCGCAAATCAAAATCCTTCTCGATTTGACTTTTCTTATCTTTCTGAATGTCATCCCTGGTTATTGGTTCTTTCGTTCGCGCAACATTTCCGGTTGGTTGTAGTTGTGTATGTGTTTGTGTTTGTTGCACAACAGTTGTCCGAATGAAATTCAGCATTAACATGATATATTTTTTGTTCATATCCACCAAACTAGTTGCGTTCTTCTTTTCAACGTCAAAAAAGGAACCAATGTTGTTACAAAAAACTTCGTAGACAGAAACGACCGTCCCTTTTGGAGACCTCTGGAAAACATCCTCGTCGACTATTACATCCCATAACATATCGACATTCTCCTTTTGTAGAAATGTATGATTGTTCATATAAATCATATAAGTTTTATATTTAAATGATTTGCGAGTTAATCAACCTTTTCAACCTTTGGAAATCAACCTTTGGAAAAGGTTGAGCCAAACGTCGGTTGGCTTTTAGATTACATTTTCCAAACGAGTTGGCTCACCTTTTCCAATCGGTTTGGCTCAACCTTTTCCAAAGGTTGATTTCTAATGGTTGATTTGATTATAATGATTCGTTAAAATATATCTTTCTAAATTTTGTAATGTACTCGTCTTTTAATATGTGGTGCTTCAGATATTCTTCCGTAATCTTATCTTCAAGCATATGCACAATAAAAAATATCGAATAAATTCCACATTCAGTTGTGCCATATTGGTGCTCAACAGGGTGATTCTGGTCAAACTCGAATTTCATAGGAGGGTTCATTGACATACCCTGTTTCGTGATTCGTTCAACCAGTTTGAATATTTTGTCAGGTATCTTGTTTCCAACACTATCAAAGAATGAAATTGTCCGTTTTTCGATATTGATAAACATGCTCAACCAATGCTCTCCCGATTTATAGTGCGGGTCCGTGTTAAATATGATTCCAATCTTGGTTTTTCCTCTCTTGATTTGGTCTTCTATATTGAAATTACACAATTCGTCCCACACACACTCGCCGTACATCAACCGAGTATCAAAATCAATCGGGGATGGTCCTATGAAATCAAAACACTTGTATGCTTTCTCGTACTGTTTCATAACTTTGGTAATGTCGACACTAGTCAACCATTCCTTTGGATTTTTCTTCCAGTCAGACGGAGATTCGGGCGCAAATGAATCTGTCAAATCGCTGCTCGCTTTACCCAAGCCACTCGTCTGCTTTATCCAACAAGACTCCTTCTTGCACACATTACTCAAATACTTTGATAACAAGGTGTGGATTTCTCTCGTGTCATTGGTCTTAATCAAAACATCAGGGTGCCTAGCATTCCAAAGTGACTTGAGTTTATATAATGACTCGTCCATGTAACACGTAAAATCTTTAATATCTTTTTTATCTTTTGGGCTACAGTTTACCTTCTTTAAATGAGCGGTTGCGCCACTGCTACTTCTGCTGCCACCACCCACACGAACCCTCGTTGTTTTCCTAGTTCGTCTACTTTTGTTTCTCTTCTTCAATCTTCTCCTCACCCTCGTTCGACTTCTTGTTTTCGCCATATTTATTAGTGATATTTTTCTTTTTTGGAACACCCTTATTTCTCAAAATAGGGTCCTTCAAGTTGATTTCTTTCTGATGAGGCAAAACAACTGGTTTACGTTTTGTAACTGTTGTTTTTTTCACGAATGTATCTAAAGAATTTGTTACCTGAATGGAACGCATCATAAGCTTATCAGCTGCTGCCGCTTGAGATTGGTTGCTTTGTGTCGCAGCATCGCCACAAACAACATCACTTGTTAACGAATCATAATCCTTTTGAAGGATGTCATTGTTATCGAGGGTTTTGAAATACTGAATACTCTGCCGGATGTAATGTTCAAATGCATGCTTAACATCGGGAGAGAGCAGGGCTGGTTTGTCGCTAGTAGTCAACAATTCTTTTGTCAGGTTGAAAATCCTCTTTTTGTAAAACCGTACATCCTTCTTATTCACTTCTTTTACGGCCCGAGCATTCAAGAGGGTATTATACTGCTTGTTTAAAAGGCATTCCAGTGTAACCGTTGTAATATAATCATTGTTCATCGGTTTGACACCATCATCATTCAACATATATTATTTGAAACTATATTAAATAATATAAATACGCATAAATACGCAATTGTAAATCGTAATAAGCCCCTTCTTAGCATTGCGGCTTTGTATCTCCCAGCTCCTTAACTTGTGTCCTAGTCGAATTGTAAAATACTCCAGAACCGACTATTTTATTGTCAGGATTCGGGTTGAAATTATCAAAATGGTCCTCAGAAAATAATAGAGAATGCGGATTAGCAGTGGCCTGTGCGGGAATGAAACCGTACTGGTACAAGTCGCTCTGACTGCCAGGCACATACACAGATTGGCTGCATTTCTGAAGTGCATAAATCTGGTTCCTCAGGTCTGATTCGACATTCACACTTGATGCAAACCCTGACCAGGGTGACTTGGTATTACCAGGGTTGAATACATTTCGACTGTTGTAATCTGCTAACTGCATAAGCGGAATGGTCGGCTGTTTTCTGGGGTCAACAACAGGAAGTCGAGAATACTTTGTCATCACCGGTCGCGCACCTAAATAGGGTTGCAGAGGCTGCGACGGGATGTTTCTGTCGTACAATCGATTGTTTGTTTGTTCGTGTATTTTTGCAACACACTCTTGGGCAGAATCGTTTATCGGCATCGTTGATTGGTTCATTAGTATAAATGTATATTATTTATTTGAAACTTTTACCTTTTCTGAATATAAAGATTACTTGTGTTATACAAGATATAAGAAGATATACGAACAATGTGTGGAATTTTTGCACTTCTGAACAGCGATTATATTAATACAGACATTATCAGGAAAGAATTTTCAAAAGGAAAAAACAGGGGTCCTGAAAATTCCACTTTGGACACGTCTAATTATAAACTTGCTATCGGGTTTCATCGACTCGCCATCAATGGCCTAAATGCAGAATCCAATCAGCCGATTGAAAGGGACGGTATCATTTTAATCTGCAACGGAGAAATTTATAATTACAAGTCGCTTTACACGACCATGAAGGTTGTTCCGGCAACAGACTCTGATTGCGAGGTGATAATTCACTTGTACTTGAAATATGGAATTAAACAAACTCTCGAAATGCTAGACGGGGTGTTTGCATTTGTCTTGTACGATAAACGTGACCCAAAATCTCATGTAATTCATATTGCAAGGGATGCTATCGGAATTCGCCCACTCTACTACCTGAAAAACATGCATCTCGGGTACAAAAGCGAAACCCTCGTGGGGTTTGCATCCGAATTGAAGTGTCTTGACCGGTTTGTAGTTTACAACCGTTACCAGTACTCAATCGAACAATTCAAACCTGGAACTTACAGCACATTTGAAATATCGACCAACAACAGGTCCGAGTGGAAAATTAGTTTGGAAAATGCAGTGTTTTTCATACCGACATTTTCGTACGGGGTTTTAGAGCACCAACTGCAGAGTAAACCAACAGAAGACGTCATTAACAGTGTTTCGCAACAACTGAGCACCGCTGTTGCTAGACAATGCGGGGCAACTCAGCGTCCAATTGCGTGCTTGTTATCTGGTGGTCTTGACAGCAGTTTGATAGCGGCGCTCGTTAATGATTACTGCACCATGAATGATGTTGCATATCCCTTAGAAACGTATAGCATTGGGTTGGCAGGTTCGGAGGACCTGAAGTACGCACAAATAATGGCAGATTACATTGGCACAAAACACACAAATGTTATTGTAACTGAACAAGAAATGTTCGATGCTATCCCATCGGTAATCAATGCCATTGAGAGTTATGACACAACCACTGTGCGAGCAAGCATTGGGAATTATCTAGTAGGGCAATACATTTCACAGAACAGCGACGCTAAGGTAATATTCAACGGCGACGGGTCAGACGAATTATGCGGTGGTTATCTTTACATGAACAAATGCCCAGACGACATTGAATTCGATAAAGAAACGCGAAGATTGCTTCGAGATATGCACATGTTTGATGTGCTGCGTTCAGATAAGTGCATATCGTCGCACGGACTCGAGCCTCGTACGCCGTTTCTAGACAGGAGTTTTGTTAACCACTATCTTTCTATCGCACCACGCTACAGGAATCATACCAATACAAATCAATGTGAAAAATTCTTGTTGCGAAGCAGCTTTTCATTTGCCCACTATGAAAATTCAATGGGAAAACAATTGCTCCCGAATGAAATTTTGTGGAGGAGAAAGGAGGCATTCAGTGACGGAGTTAGTGGCAAAGGACGGTCGTTGTTCAACATTATACAAGAGAAAATCGCTGATAAGATTTTAAAGGAGACTGGTGCTATTTTTCCCGAAAACATTGATACTGAAAAAATATACTACAAGAAGATATTTGACGATTGTTTTCCAAACACTGGGAATATTCTTCCTTATTATTGGATGCCCAAATACACCAACGCGACCGACCCAAGTGCACGCACCCTAGAGTTGTACAATGATGAAAACAGTCATTCTAGTGGTCAATTTAAAAATGATTGTTGATTAGAATAAATGACTACTACAGTTACAATTACAACTACTTACAAATGAGTGCGAACATTGAGAACCACACAATCAATGAAGTGTATCGAACGTATGAACATGATGTCTGCGTTCCGTGTGAAAACTCGAAATTATGCGTTAAATGCGAAGAAATAACACAAACCATTTTCGAGATTAAACGTGACAGTAAAGATATATTGCTCAACATGGTGGATACAATGTCAGAAGACGGTACGCTGAATATAGAGGGTGTAATGCGAATAATAAAATATTCAAACGACATCAAGGTGTTAAATAATATGTTGTTGTTGAAGAGAACAACGACATACAAGAACGAAAAGTGAAGGAAAATAAAAATATACAACAACTATATAAATGCTCGATTTTTATACAATTCAACTCAATTTGTTCAAGCTTTTCATAGTGGTATCATACATCTTGATTATATTGATGGCCGTCGACACGCGCGTACCGCAAAAAATAGTTGATTATTACCACACAATCGATTATTACGTCAAGATATACATTTGCCTATTTTTATTGGTGAGATTCAACCCATTCCAAACTATAAAATTCAACGAACTTGACCGTCAAATAGCATTTAGCGCAGGCCTTGTTATTTTGACCACAACGTTGCTGAATACCTACCTGATGAAACTGAAAATTAAAATCCAAAATCAAATTACGAATAGAAGAATGGCGAAAGAATTCTCTAACTAGGTGCGACTTCTCTTAGATGTCTTGCTTCGCCTACTTGTAGTTTGTCTTCGCGTGTAGCTTGTCTTTTTGAAGAACATTTGCAAATGCATTAAAATTTGTTTTCCCAGAATTCCGTCAATTTCGTATTCACTCTCGTTTTTTTCATTCGTTGTAAAATTAAATTTTCGGAAATCACTCATCATATCCTTTTCGAACCTTGTCGTGTCATCAATTATATTAGATATTTCATTATTCATAAAACGCGACAGGAGTAGACTGAAATTCAAATCATGAACATACGGTTTCAAGTTAATGTAATATATATTCTTGTGGTTCATCCCTGGAAAATAATTGTCGTCCAAGAAGCATATCTCAGCATCATCGGGTATTTTCGTACATTTGATAAAGTCGTTGTATGACTTGTCGTGGCTTGTTCTGCACAATTCAATTTGTTTCCCATTGATTTTAAATGCCCCTACTATCTGGTCGAACAATTTATAGTTCAGCTTTGTTTCGAAGTACGATATGATTTTGTCAGCCCAACTTCGAGGGCCTTGGTTGTTGGTGTATATCATCATCTTGCTGCAACACTTCGATGTCTTTTTGCTCTTTAAGTAGGTTAGAATATTAACTATGTTGGGTCTCAAGAACTCGGGGTATAAGTCGAGTATTTGATTGAAGTCGGATTGAGTCAATTCGTAGTTGTTGGTATTTTTCAAATAATTTACCAAGCAATCCCAAAATATGCCAAACTCTACGAAATATCCCAATGTTTCATCTAAATCAAATACGACAATTTTCATTTTTACTTTACTATACATTGATAAAATAAGGCTTGCGATTAAATTAAATTATTTTTTTATTCACATACATAAAACGAACTATGCTGTCGAATGAGGATTATGTAAAAATACTCGATTTCTATAAAGTTGAAGTCCCCAAATCAAAAAAACAGCTGAAGGTTGATGCCGAAAAAATATTGGCCGAAAAATTGTGCAGGTGTATAAAGGCTGTTGATTCTGGTAATGAAGCGCGTTCAATTGGGATTTGTACGCGAAGCATTTTTACAAAGAAAGGACTCACACGAGGCCGGTTCAAGTGTAGGGGACGTCGAAGTGTAACATTTAGAAGAATGACCAGGAGAACAAACAAGATGTGAAACTTTTATTATTTTGTTACTATATAATGCAATATACAATAACAAAATACACGCGTCGACAGGCGCGGTTAATCGGGGTGACCGTTAAACCATCTACTAACAAGACAAAGAAAATTGATGTTTACAAGGACGGCAATAAAATTGCAGCGGTTGGTGCGAATGGAATGAATGATTACCCGACCTACATGAAGCTGCGCGGGAAAAAATACGCAAAGACAAGGCGGCGACTTTACAAGATTCGACACAATTCTGACCGAAAAGAGAAGTGGACGAACGGGTGGTTGGCGGATAAGTTGTTGTGGTGAAGATTATGTTTATTACAATAAATAAACATAATAATTAATTTACACCTATGTCGTTCAAATCTTCAATGGTCTAAGCACTTGCATCGTCGACAGGCGCGACAACAGGGTCAACGGGGACAACAGGGTCAACAGGGTCAACGGGGACAACAGGGTCAACGGGGACAACGGGGACAACAGGGTCGACAGGTGTCAATGTTACATTAGGCGCCAAGACAACACCCATTTGATTAGCAACCCACTCATAGATGTAAGTGTCGTCGTTTGACCAGCTCTTATAATCATCACCTGTAATCTCCAATATTCTAGAGTCTACACTTTCACCATTCGAACTCTGTAAAGCTGCATGTAATGTCGCACTGGTAAAGAGCTGAACTCTAATAACACGAACATTTAATTTACTAGCGGTCTTGGTTGTAATCTTGTCAACAGGCTGAATGTTAATCGTCGAATTATCCATTTATATTATGTACAAATATAATTTTCTCGTATTCTTACTACTTTACAAAAGATAAGTGGTCTAAAGCGGACAATAAAATCATTTCCTGGTCGGTCAATTTTCTAAAAATCAACGACTCCTCCATTTTAATTTGGAAGTGCTTGTTGAACATTCCAAAATTCTTGCATATTAGCATTACACCATCGTCAGATATTTGCGTGTCGCAGAAAATTGCACCCTTGGTGAGGTTTATATTTTCAGGGTCTATCAAGGGAATCCACCTTAGGTACGTGCCACATTTAAATTCGTTCATCTCATCAATATATTTGTACCCCTTCAGCTTACTCAGCAGTGCGCGAGTTTCTGCTTTTGTCAAATGAAGTTCGCTTAGAACCTTTAAATTCATTGCCTGTATTTTTTCACTTGTAAAATTGTACAAGTGTTCATTGGTTTCATCGTCAATCGCCTGCAATAGTTTTTTCACCTTGGGGTCATTCTGGTCAACGTAATTATCGCTATCGTCGCTATCATCGCTATCGTCCATCTAGAAAATGTCGTTATATATTATGTTGTTATATAACGACATTGATTTATTTAAATTGTTGTTTGTTGTTTGTTGTTTGTTATTTGCTATTTGCTATTTTTTATTTGCTATTTGTTGTTCGTTTTTGTGTTTTACCAACTGCTTCCAAATGCCCCACCCCCACCCGAATTTGCGGCAACGGGCTCAAAATTCGAGAATTGTTCAGGAGATGCAGCACCAACCATTGGCACGTGCTCCTTTTTGTGCATGCTGTCATAATCGGGAAGCTGTTGGGGTGCGTGTGTTGGCAGAGAACTTATCGACGTTCCGTCATTGTAAAGCGACTGAGTGATTGCAACCTGGTTCGGGTTTTGTAATTGCTGTTGTCCGGAAATAGGTTGTGATACTTTCACGCTGCCCTTTTTGGCGTTCTTAGCCTTGTCGCCACTCTTTCCATCCCACAATTCGACAATGCGCTCAAACAGAATGCCGACTTTCTCGCCCAGCTTCGTCTGCAAGCTCATTGTAATCATCAACACCGCCAATATAATGAATACTATGTTGAAGTCGGGATACTTAACCTCGCTGTACGTCGGGACATATGTAATCATTCGGTGAATGAGAAGCAACCCTAAAAACATTGTAATTACTTGAACAATTATTTCCGCTGAAATTTCTAAACTTCCCTTTTGCTCGTCTGCTTCGGGAACATATTTTGCCATTGACTTGTTTAATAGAATGACTGGAATCATTGCTATCAACGAGTACTGTACAATGTTCAACATATCTGATTTCGAATCATTGTCAAAGTTAAAAACATGTTTGAAAAAGTTTTTTTTTGAGTCGTCTGCTTCCATATGTTTTATAACAAGAAATAAATAATAAAAGTAATATAATACATAATACATATTCAATTACTTTTGCATTGTGTTAATTTATTGTCTGGTTTTCAATATAAAAACATTACTACAATTTAACTTATTGTAGTATGAAGGTCGCCTTAATTAGTTCCTCCAAGCCAGTTGATGATGCGTCAAACTTGCTAGATATGGTGTCGTACTGTGCCAGGGTATCCAATCCAGCAAACCAGAACAATACTGATACTAATGAAAAACTGGTTCGATACTTGATGAAAAACCACCACTGGTCTCCGTTCGAAATGGTGAGCATTTGTCTTGAAATCGAAACAACGAGAGACATTGCTCGTCAAATTTTGCGCCACAGGTCGTTTTCGTTCCAAGAATTCTCTCAGCGGTATGCGATTGCGGACTTGGGCTTTGTGTGCAAAGATGCGAGACTCCAAGATTCAAAGAATCGCCAGAACAGTATTGAAACCACCGACGAT